ACCTATTATATGCGGAGCATCATCATTAAACTGCATGTTCCAATAAAATAATGATTGTCCTAGGGGCTTTAGTAAATAGTCGTCAATATTTTTAATAACTGTTTTAATACTTAGAGCTGCAGCACCCATTAGCATTGACATACCTGATGCTGTTCTAGTTGTAGATTGTACACCTGTTGCACCATGTGAGTATGATGGTATACCAGTTGCTTCATCTGCAAGTTGTCTAAACTTGTCAAACATTTGTAAATTTTCAAATGCAGTATTAGGAAATTTTAATCCATGTATAGCTTGACCTGTTTGACCACTTTGTCTTCTAAATATTTTACCAGGAAATACTTTCATATCTTGACCAGGCACTAGCATTGTTTCATCAACATCAAATACTAAATTACCTGCAAGTGCTAAATTATCTATAGCCATTCTTGCATGGCCATTCATAACTTGTTGAGAGTCTTCCATATTTTCTGGAATACCTATTCCAAAAAACTGATAAGGATTTAATTCATATGGACATACTAAGTATGGTATTCTAATTGGACTAAATGGATTTTCTACCATTCTTAAAACTTTATTACCACATATCCAAATATTAACATGCACAACATCTGAATCACCTGTATATGCTAATCCACATTCTTCTGCAAGTTTTTTATCTATTATACCCCAATACTCTAATACTTCAAATCTGTTTTTATAAATCGTTTGTATATTTTCTCTATCGTATAAAGAAGATTCAAATCCTCTTGTTTGATAGTTAGGACCCATTTCTAAACATTCTAATACAGCTTCTCTATTAAACATTGGTTTATCTGCTAGATCTTGAAACTGTGCTTTGTTATAAGAATGTCTTTGTATTACATAATCACAATCATGTATAGTTGTGGCATTCGGATCTGGGTAAAAATCCCAACATGATACAGCTTCTATTGATGGTATAGCTTTTGTTTTTGTAGCATGTACTCTTTCAATATTACCCTCTTCATCTTCTGCTGTAGAAAATTGATGATATTCTTTTGTATCTGTAAATGGTCCTTTTAATATTCCAGTACCCATCAATGCCATTTCAAAAAATACATGACGCATAATTGTAATAGCTCTACTTTCTTCAAGTTGATCATGTATTAATTTTTGCATTTGTTCCGCAGCCATTCTAGCTGGTTCTATCTGCGGACTATTTGTATATGATGGACCTTCTTCAAAACCTAAATTTTCATATTCTCTATTTAGATTTTTCATTAATTCATTTACTGTAGCACCTGGTGGTATTTCCATACCATCACCTTCAAAACCATAAGGGCTTTGCATTTCTTCTTGTGGTTGTTGCTGTCCTTTAGGATTTAAATGTGCTCTACTAGCAATGTCTTCTGGTACAGATGTGGGGGATACACCTAATGGAAATTTACCTTGAGAAAATAATACTTCTATTATTTGTCCAAATGAAGCAAGAACTTTAGTTTTTGTTATCTTAACAAATACTCTAGACTTTTCACTTTCACGAAAAGCCATTTCTGGTCCGTATAGTCCTCTATAATTTCTATATGCTTTTAACCATCTTTTTTCATCATAGACTTTTGATGTTTCAGCTTGTTGAAATTTATCTCTGATATATCCGACTAAAGGATTCCCCTCGGCTTCGTAGCCGCCATTCTTTTCTTTATCTTCTTCCATAAATTATTTTCTTGAATCTTTAAATAAATCTGGTGCAAATCTTATTAATAATTCTTTAATATGCTCATCATCAAAGTCATTAGGATCTGTTTCTGGCAATTCCATAGAATTTAAATGTTTCACTAAAGTTCTTCTTTTTAGTTTACCTACTTCTAATTGTTTTCCAGGTTTATAACTAGCAACTTTAATATTTTTTTCTTCTGTAGGTTTTTTACCTTTAGGATGTTCATTAGAATATTTTTTATCACCATTAGTTATCATTAGTAATCTCTTTCTTCAGCCATTCTAAAGATTGCTGGATCAACTTTATTATTAGCTTTTTTAGCTTTACCCTCTACATCTGGTCCTAATTTAGGCCCACTGTATCCACCACTAAATTCTAATTTATCATTAGGTCTTTTAGCAACATCAGGTGCAAGTTCTCCTTCCTTGTATCTTTTCATCATTTGGGTTTTCTCCTTTTAGTTTTTTTCTTTTTCTTTTTTTTCTTTTTAGTCCCTGCATAAATAACAGGTATAAAATTACTTTTAGGTCCAAGACTCATTAATAATCTTTTTCATCAGCCATAGTAAACAACGATTCTTCAACATGCTCTGAACCAGATTTAGTTGGTACAGTTACATCATATTCAAATACTTGATACTTTCTAGGTGCATGTTTAGAAAAATCAATATTAGTATGTTCCCTGTTTGGGTTTTTCCCATCAGGTGAATCACTAAATTGACCTTGTTTAACTTTAGCTTTTGGATCAAATGTTGATTGCATTTTTATCTCCTATTAAACTTTTATTTTTTTAATTTTAATTATATTTTTGGTAGGTATAGTTGTGTGTCCACCACCTTGTTTTATAACTCCATTATCTTCAAATATAAAATCTGCCATTATAACAGTTGTTTTTTCGTTCTGTTCTACTAGCCAACCAAAGCTACAACAAATAGCAGTCTTTGATTTTTTTATATCTGGTATATCAGACCATTCACATGATCCAACAATATCTTCCCAATATGCGATAACTAAATCATAGGGAAAATTTTTTTTATTTATTTCTGGAATTTTTCTTTTTGACACCTTTTAATTTACCAGAATTTTCCATGGCATAAAATATGGCTTCACCTTTTTTCTTGCCATATCTTTTTGTCATAGATGTTTTAATTTTTTTACCTTTTTTATTTAGAGGCATTTAATATTTTTCCTTTATTAGGTCCCTTTTTAAGTCTATAACCTAATGTTCCTCCACCACCTATATTAACTTCTTTTTTAAGTACTTTTGATAACATTTTTTCCATTACTTTTTTATTAATGGAAGATATATGTGATAGTACTTGTCTTGTAATTCTATTCATATTAATATCCAAATTTACTGTCTGCTGCATGAAACTCATTTTGTTTAAAGAATGTTCTAAATCTTTCTGCAAATTTAGGATGTGTAGGTCTACTCATACATCCATATCTTAGTGCATCATATGCATGATCTTCTGCATTAGTATCCACATCTTCAGGATTTTTATTATCTGTTGGTAATGTACTTAAAGTTCTAATTAAATTTCTACAAGTTTTAAATATTCTAATACCTGGTTCTTCATCTCTAATAGATAATCTTTTATGAACTTCTAATTTACCATTAATTCTACTTTTAGGTGATCTATCTGATGGTCTCCACCTACAACCATTTTGTATCATTGTTTCTGCAATACTTGGACCTACATCACCTCTTTTAGCCCATGTACTAGAATCTAATACACCATAGTGAATATGCTCACCTTGTTCTAAAGTTATTACTTGTCTTGCAAAGTAATCTGCTGTGACTTTTTTAGTATAAAGTTCTCTGTAAATCCAGAGATTGTTGTTATAATCAACAGCAAACCATAAGACGCAAGCAGGAGAACTATAGCCCCAATCAGCAGCACGAAATTTATACCAACCCCTAGGTATTTCAAAAGGTTCGACAACGTGAGTTGTTTTGCTAAATTCTGGAAACGCTGAATCTTCATAGGCATCCCAATCTCCATCTAAAAATTGTTTACGTTGAACTTCAGGTAAAGATGCAAGCATAATGTAATAGTCATCAGTTTGCATTAGATACGGATTATCCTGCAACTTAGCTGGAATAAATCTTCTGGTAATATATTTTTTACCGTTAGGTGTATCTATCCCTACGTCAAACGCTGTATTTGGTTCACTAGGTTCAACAAACATTTCTCGAACCCATTGTGATCCTACATTGCCTGGATTACCTGTAGCTCTCATGTAGACAGGTATATCTTTATCAACGGATCTTAAAGAAGATCTTAAAAAATTATA